GTGATATTATTGAAATACAAGGTAATCCGTCTGGTCATCCTCTTACTGTTATAATAAATTGTTTGGTTAATTGTTTATATATGCGCTATGCTTTTGCTTTGACCTCAGGCAAAAAAGTGAAAGATTTTAAAAAATATGTCAATCTGGCTACATATGGAGACGACAACATTATGAGTGTTTCTAAAAAATGTGAAAAATTCAATCACACCAGTATAAGTAAGGCTTTAAAAACAATTGGTGTTGAATACACTATGGCTGAGAAGGACGCTGAAAGCATCCCATTTGTACATATATCTACAACCACTTTCTTAAAACGCGGCTTTAGATACGATAATGATATTGGGTGTATTGTGGCTCCATTAGATGAAATGTCCTTACATAAAATGTTAACAAATTACGTGAACAAAAATACAATATGCCCGGAAGCACATTCTATTGCAGTTATTGAAACAGCACTCAGAGAATATTTTTTCTATGGATTTGATGTGTTTAAAGAACGCACGATATATTTTAAACATCTAGTCACACGTGCTGGATTATTGCCATATGTTACAGACAGCACTTTTCCCACCTATGAAAGATTACGACAAGAATTTTGGATGAAGGGAGATTGGAGTTTTACTATGCTCCCCGATGTAGAATAAATGATAGCATGTCCTAGGTAAGACGATAAAATGCCTCCTATCTCTGGGAGATAGGTGATGTGGAACAAGGAAAAGTTGTGAAAACCCTTTTAATGTAGATTAACAATCTCTTTAAATGTATTGTTGTTTCCAAATATTTACTAGAGGCGCTCACCTGTGGAAGTGAGATTCGAGGAGTGATTCCTCCGAAGATTGAATCACCAAGAGTGCCTGTGGATCGGGCACAATGTTACGAAATTTTATATCACTGTATAGATAATAATATTATTTTAGAAGGGGATTTTGATGATTATTGTGACTACACTCATGTTAATTTAGAACAACAAGCTGCAGAAGTGGCTATTGGGACTAATGAACATACTGCAGTCACTGAGACTGAGTCTACTATTATTGGTTTTGTTGAAGCACCTACTGCATATATTGCAGGAGATAATCTGGC